TCGCATGGGCAGGAGCTGTTTTACAATAACGCCTTAAACTCTGGCGGATTTTGTTCAGCTCTTGCAATAGGCTGGGACTTCGTTGGTTTGAGGCACATTCGTGCCCTCAACGAAGCCACGTTGAAGTATTCTAGCTACGCCGATATTCATCAGCCTGGCTATGAGCACTTCACGTCGACTTGCAGAAAGCGTCCGTTATACAATAATTGTTCGCACAGGGTGAATAAGGGATTTAACTACCCGTACTTCCTGTGGCCTGGGAATGATTCCTCAGGTAATAATTGTATTGAACCGAATATCAATTATACTTGGTATTTCGTAGGAGCCCGGCAGAGACAACCGGGACCACCTTCTGCAGCTGATTCTGACTGGCTGGAGGACGTTAAACCGTCCTGTTTCGACAGCCTGCCCAACGCGCAGCGTAATGCATGGCATGCCATGCAGCCGCGTTTTGAGGGTCGTATATCTTTGATAAATGCTCTGTTTGAGCTCAAAGATTTTCGTGACGTAATGAGCACTTTTAGCTCATTAAAACCTTGGAAAATCCCGAAAATGCTTCACCGTGGATTACCTAAGGGCGCCCGAAAGGACCCTACCAAACCGTTAGCGGACGTATTTCTAACTAATGAGTTAGCAATAAAGCCGTTATTACGTGATATATCTGAAGTTTTACATCAGATACACACCATCGTTGACACTGCCCAGCAGGAATTTTCTGCTGCTGGCGATGCATCGCAAAAGTCACATTATAATGTTACTTTATGTGAAGAGGCCACCTTAGGACGTATTAGCCATAGTTATGCGGCTAACTCGTGCACAGGTAAGTTAGATAAAACCTCTTTTAATGCTACGATGGAGTACCAATACAATTATAGGAGCCGTGATGCTATTGCGGCTTTTAGAAAGTTTTGGGGTTTGGATTTGACCTACGAAGCGCTGTGGAACGCAGCCCCGTGGTCATTTGTTTGGGATTACTTTATGAAAGTATCAAAATCCATTCGCAACATGGAAAGGGATCTGAATGTTGATTTGCGTATGTCGCAGTATTGCGAAAGCATTACTCGTGAAAAAACCGTAGGTGGCTTTCTCTTAGCCCCGTCGTATCCTCGTACTGAGGGTGTTCCAACGGTTGCATATATCAACGGCGTCTCAACTGCTGATCGGATTTTGGGGTCTTCCCCCTTGCCGGTTTGCGGACGCATCAGTTCTCATTACACGCGCTATGTTTGTGCACCTAACAAAGGTGCAGCACTCCCATTTCTTAGTCTGCCGAATACAAAACAGCAGAAAATGATGGGTGCTCTCTTGCGTACACTTCTTTAAGGCCGGGTTATACTGGTTCTTCCCAATCACTGGGCGTTTTACCAGCACGTTACGCTGTTTACATATAAGGACGAAGTCCATGCCTATTTTTAACTCCCCCGTCACGGTTGTGACGGATCGTACTTTTGACTTTATTAGCCAAACCTCAGACAATAGATCCATAATTTGTCTGTGGAACGAACTGGCTGCCTCAATTGCAGATAAATCGCATTTGATATCGAAGCAGTCAAGAAAGCGTGACGTAGTACGCTTCTTACTGAAGCAGTCACAGGTGCATGTTTTGGACCCAGTACCGGTTTCCGGTACTGGCGTCATGCCAGCAGATTGGAACCTCACCTATGCAGGTGATGTCCGTATTTCTGAGGCACAAGCACAAGAGGGATTGAATATCCTCTTGGCACTCGCCCAAGAATCGAACTTTGTTCGTAACATGCTACATGGAGCTGGCTAAGATGTATGAGGGACGGATTCGGCAAAGCCGAGTTATGTCACCTCGTAGTCAGCTCAGTAGCGGGCCTTTTGAAGCTTTTAATTACACTGTATTTTACAGTACGTAAGCGTTAATTGGTGTGGCTAGGAGAATTAGCATATTATGCAAACTCAGAATAGCCTACGGCGCAACGCCGAAACCCTGAAGGATGATGCAAAAGTTCAAGAATTTCGTACTGCTCATAAAGCGGTCCTCTTGCCTTATTTACAATGCATTTTACTGGATGGATTTAAAACTATAAAGGAGTATGGATACACTGACTTCACCCTTGACTCTCGATCGTTAGAAAAACGGTTTAACAGCCAAGGAATGGGGTTTATTCAAACGTCGTTGCCGAATCTTTTTAATGGTTTAACAACCCATTTAGAGACCGGCGTATCAAGCTACCCAGAGTTCAAACTACAAAAGGGTACGAGCCACCCGCGCTTTTTGCGCAAGCTTTTCGTCTTGATATTTAACGCCCATACTGCTACAGAGATACAAGCACAAGCCTTTAGAGTTATCTATCAGCTTTGTGCGGCCTTTTCAAAACTCGAAGGCCCGTATCCCACTAGTGTACTTCGCAAAGAGCTCGCGAATTTTGTTGAAGTGGATGCAAAGCTGGGGAAATGTTGCTTTAATACCCCTGACTTGCAGCCTATTTTTCGACATGCTAGATCCTGTATAACCCAGATTTTTAATAATTATACTGGGTTTGATGAACACGAACTTCCGTGTCCAGGGTCTGGTGCCACCAATGTACCGGTGGGAAAAGATTTGAGATATCGGCCTCACTTCTTGTATAAACAGCTCCATGAGGTGTATGACCATGATATATGGTTTAACACCTTTTACCAATATCTTTTTGGTGGAGAAGCCGTTGATTACGCAGCGAGGTTACTAGAACTTATGGACTTTGCTGAGTACCCCACGTCCCGTTTTAAGTTTATTCAAAAAAAACTCGGGAAACCACGTGGAATATGTATAGAGGAAAACGAAGCGCAGATTTTCCAGCAAGGACTAAGAAGGTTTCTTTATTGGTGTATAGAGAGCCATGCCATAACATCTGGCAAGGTAAACTTTACCAATCAGGAGACTAACCGAATGCTTGCACTGCTTTCTTCGCTGGACCGAACATATGCTACAATAGATATGTCGGAGGCTTCAGATAGGGTAGATCGAGAACTAGTTTTAGCTCTCTTTTTATTTACAAACCTGTTTGATAAGCTTAACGCTGTAAGTACGAAGTTTATACAGCTGCCGACCGGTTTAGGCCAGAACCCGACCATGAAAGTGCACAAATTCGCACCTATGGGATCGGGGGTATGCTTTCCAATTGAAGGTATTGTGTTTTGGGCCCTTATTCAGGGCATAATCCACACTTCAACTATACCAGACTCTGCAGAATTATGCAAAGAGGTATATGTGTATGGAGACGACATTATTGTCCCGTCATGTGTTGCTGAACTGGTGATGACTACTTTACCCAGATTTGGCATGAAAATCAACAAAGAAAAATCCTTTGTTAATTCATACTTCAGAGAGTCGTGCGGATGTCATGCCTACAAAGGCATTGATATCACCCCCACCTTTTTTAAGAAGGCCATCATTAACAGCTCAAAACCGAGCGATTCCACATTGCTCATCTCTTTAATCAGTAAGGAACAGAGACTCACAAGTAGTGGGTTTCATGTGACTGCTGAGTACCTCAGGTCAAAAGTCCATGATTTATTTGGGTTAATTCCCATAGTTCATGAAGATAGTTGCCTCGTGGGTTGGAAAACCACCGAAGCAGTACCTGTGGAGACCTTAATGCCGTTTTGTAAAGGTGTCAAGCGTCTAGAGAGGGACCCTCAACAAAAGCTCTACAAGTTTAGGATTAAAGTAGCGGATATACAACCGTTGCCGGACCTCCAAGACGACCGGGGTTATTGGCGTAAGCAAACAATGCTTACGAGGGACTCACGTGTTGTGAGTGGCGAACCAGAGGACACACGTATTCTCTGGTCATGGGTACCTGAGCCAGCGCTTTCATCTGATCCTGAAAAAATTGGATCTCTCCTTACACAGAAATCGGAACAATGTGAACCGATTCCTGACGGTAGAATGATGTGTATTCTCAATCATCACCGTGGAGTAATAATGATGTAGCGTATTCTAAGGTATTAAGGGGGAGTCAGTCCATGCGAATAACACGTGGATGATCAATGGAGCCGACTGATACAACGTCGGGCATCTCTGTGCACAGAAGGTTCTGGTTGCTGCCTTAATAGGCCGCGCTGGGCGGAAGCCCAGCACACCGGTTATCTGTGTATCAAACATGTGGATAAAGCGCAAG